AAATATTCGGTAATGAAACAACATGGAATAACAAATGTTGTCCAAGTTAAAAACCCTTACCAAGCACAAGAATTAACCAGCAAATATGATCCAGAAACAACTGCATTATTATTTGCAGTCGGCGCAAAAGACATGAAAGAAAATCCTAGATTTAAAATAGGATTTAAGAAAAATGGCGACCCAAGTTATTTTCAGAATTATGAAGATAACAAATCAAACTTGATGTCATTTACCAAACATGGATATTTAGTAGTCGCCCCTCATGTTAATATTACAATACCAGGCTTTGGAGAAATGTCCGGAACAACATTAAGACAAGTGTTAGCAACGGCAGATCCAGAAACATTTAAAGATGTGATGGGATTCTTTGACCCTAACATATATATGATGTTGCAGTCTAAATTTTCTCAATTAAAGTCTGAAGCAATTGAATCATTCTTAACAGAAAATAGCTTCACCGGTTTAGCAGATACATCAGCTGATGATGGCCCCAGATATCTATACGGGAATTTAGCGACATATAAAAAGAAGTCAGCAGAACAAGCAAGCCGGTTAGGGTATGAAGTTGTAAATTATATTATAAAGGATAGCCCATTAGAGGTACATGATACAGACTTTCCTGGAGGCCCTGTCATGACAGTATCTTATTTTCCAACCGGAGTAAAAGGTGATGAGTTCGGCGGAACGGATTATATGAAAGATTACAAAGGAAGTCCTGCATATAAGATGTGGAAAAAACGAATTGATAAAATAGCCTCAGCAGCAGGATATAAATTTCTAGATTACCTAGGTGCGGAAGATTCAATTGAATCGAGTGAAGATGAGGTATTAGGAACTCCCACCGGATTAATGGAAGACGTTAACTTACCAATTAATATAGGTGACACAGTTCTGATGGGTAAATTTAAAAATAAGAAAGTTGTCGTAAAGACAATTAGCTGGAACGCAAAAGGAGATTTGCTTATTAACGGCAGATCAGCAGCAAGGTTTAGAATCCCTCCAAAAGAACAAGCATTAACTAAAGAGTGGTGGGCAAAGTCTTTTAACGAGTTATTAACAGAGGCAAAGGCAAATACACATTTAACTCATTTAGAAGAATTAATATTAACGCAAGGCAAGGGCGGATATAAACAAGCAAGATTATTCCTAATCGAACTTATAAAAAATCTAAAAGGTAATTCAAATGCTAAGGTTAATACATCTGTTAAATGGGATGGCGCGCCCGCCATGTTCGCCGGCATCAATCCGGCTAATGGTAAATTCTTTGTAGGCACAAAGTCCGTCTTTAATAAAGAACCAAAGATTAACTACACAAAAGAGGATGTCGATATAAATCACGGACATGCCCAAGGCTTAGCAGATAAATTAAAAAAAGCTTTAGATTATTTGCCGTCATTAGGAATTAAAAATATCCTGCAAGGCGATTTTATGTTTGATTCTAGTATGTTAAAATCTACAAATATAGATGGCAAGGCACATTATTCTTTCAAACCAAATACAATTACATATGCAGTAGAAGCAGATTCAGATCTAGGAAACCAAATTGCAAAAGCAGAATTTGGGATAGTATTTCATACAACATATGATTCGTTACAGAGCGGCGCAACATATGGAGCAGATGTATCTAATTTAAAACGAAATCCTAAAATTTGGTTTGATGATGCATTCTTTAAAGATACTACTGGTGTTGTGACGTTAACGGCACAGGAGGCAAAACAAATTACTATTAATATTAAAAAGGCTGATTCGATAAAAATAGATTACGATAACATCCCAAGTGAGTTATTAAATATCTATCTTAACTCTGAGATAAGGACCGGTCAGTTTGTTGATAATCCGGCTGTATCGTTTAAAGCGTTCCAGAAATGGTATCAACTAAAAGTTGATAAAGCAGTTGCAAAATTAAAATCTGACAAAGGCAAATCTAAAGCATTACTGGCTGGACAAGCAAAGATGGATTTATTTAATCAAAAGAAAACTGATATAGTTAATATATTTATAGTATCTAAATTATTAGCAGAAGCAAAAATGATTTTTGTAGAAAAATATAATAATGCAGTTTATAACACAAAACATTTTGTTGATGATGGAGGTGGTGGACTTAAAGTTTCAGCCCCGGAGGGGTATGTAGCAGTAGACCATATTGGCAATGGTGTTAAGTTAGTAGATAGGCTAGAATTTAGTAGAGCAAATTTTTCAATGGATAAAGGGTTTACAAAATAGATTGTTACATGCGTTATTGCATATTTATATAAAAGATTAAAAGGACACTTATGAAAGAAAAAACATTAAGAGGGATGATTAGAAACCAAATCAAAGCATCTCTATCAGAAGCTCCGATTGCTAAAGCAGCGATTGGAAAAAAGTTGGGCAGTATAGAAAAGATGGCTAGCGTCAGAATGCTCAAAAAAGCATTAGGCCAAGGCACACCTGCACAACAAGCAGCCGGCTTACTTCAAGTAGTACAGTCTATATCTGGTAATAACCCTACCGTAGGGAGACAATTAGCCAGAATGTTAATGAAAGGCGGTATAGCAGCTCCGGAGGCGCCAGCTCCACCACCAGTTGAAGAATCGTCACCAAATTTTGCTGTTCATGAAGCAGATGTGTCTTCAGCATTATCATCTAAGATGGGTAGAGTTGATAAGACACAAGCAATGGGGATGTTAAAAAAGACATTAGCAACCAAGCCAGCAACTCAGCAAGTCGATTTTATTATTGCAATGATTCAAGGATTTGACCTTAAGGATTCTGCCAAATCGCGATTGATATTAAAAATGCGTCAAGCGCTAAAATAATATGAGTAATAAGTTACAAAATGTTAATGCCGTTAAACAAATGTTGGCAGGCGAACACCGGACTCAAACTAAAAAATCTATTTATACTGGAAAGACAAAAAAAGATATTCCAGTCCTAGATATTTTAGAAAAGTTTGAAAATGGTAAACCTAAAGTTTGGCTTGAAACCGATGCGAAAGGATTCAAAACTCGTATCACACAACATGATGGATTTAAATCACGTGAGCCAGAGAATAGTATACTGAAGAGTATCCAATCTATCCTTAAGGTTCCGACAACATGTCCTGGTTGCGGCACTAATATGCGAAAAAAAGAAAAACAATTAAATTTCAAATTTTGGTTCAAACGAAAAAAATGCTTTGGTTGTGTGGTATCGGAAGAAACAAAAATCAGACAACAAGGTCCTGCCGCTTGGGTAGAACATGAAAAGACGATCATGCAGTCAAATGCAGAAGCATGGTTCAAAGATTCTGACAAAGAAGTTGAAATATTAAAAACGCAAGTAAAAGAGACTGCATGGGAAAATGCAGATGGTGATAGAGGCGAAGTTGATATTACATCATTTATTGAAAAAATGGAAAATGATTACCTAGAACTAAAATCTAATATAAGAACCTCATTCAGTGATTAAATTAAAAGACATATTATTAAGTGAAGCAGATGTATTTGGTAATGCAGCACCTAGTTCTAACGACATACTAGGCGATATAGAAAAGGAAATGGGTGATGGCCTTAAAGATTTAGAAAAATTATCAAAATCGAAAAGCGATATCGCTGCTGCAAAGGCAGACGTTGCTAAAGTTGATGAAGGCCAATTAAATGAAGAGATCGGTACAGCGCTCATCATTTCATTGATCTTAGCCGCTCCTAAAGTATTTGAAATGTTTTTTAAAGCAATGGATGGTTTAAGAAAATTGGCTATTAGCCTCGCCAAAGGTGTTAAAACGAAAGACGTCCCTCAAGGCAAAGCTGCTGCTGTTCTGATCGCTGGGACAAAGAAATGGCATGACGGCTATGTTAAGATTATCTATTTTATATTATGGGCAACCGGCTTGTTCGCTAAAGCCGGCTACAAAACCACGGCAGAAAAAGAAAAGGCTGCAAAATTTGTCTTTTATGTTATAGTAGCTGCCATGGCCGTAGTCAGTGGAGTAGCAGCCGTTAAAGGCGGAATGGCCCTCGCGAGTGCTGGTACAGCCGGAGCCAGTGCCGGCCATGCAGCAGCCAGCGGAGCCCATGCTGCCAGCCCAGGATTCACGGCCCTAGAAACGGGTCTAGCGGCGTTAAAAACAGCTGAAGTGAAGGCCTTCGTTATTAAACTTGGATTTAAAATAATATAAAAAACGGAGAAAGGGTATGGGTAACATTTTAGGAAAAATATTTTCAGCCGGAGCAACAGAATTAGTCGACTCTGTAGGAGGCGTGTTAGATAATCTTACAACTTCCAAAGAAGAAAAGCTTGAGGCAAAAAGAAAGATGAAAGAATTGATTGCTAACCATGAGGCAAAGATGGAAGCAAATATAACCGATCGTTGGGCAGCAGATATGAATTCAGATTCTTGGCTCTCAAAAAATGTAAGACCATTAGTTCTAGTTTTCTTAGTCGTATCAACAGTACTAATGATATTTATCGACGCCGGAGCTATTTCTTTTGTAGTCGAAGAAAAATGGACCGATTTATTACAACTAGTTCTTATTACAGTTATAGGTGCTTACTTTGGCGGCAGAACAATGGAAAAGCGTGTAAAATCTCCGGATACCAAAAATAAAAAATAATCATAAGATCATTTGCCTTTCTGCAAATAATTTCTTATATTAAGGTATAATATGGCGGTAAAGAAGAGTATAAAGCAAATCATAAGTGATGAGTACAAAAAATGTTCTCAGGATCCTATACATTTCATGCGTAAGTATTGTATTATCCAACATCCTACTAAAGGTAAGATGTATTTTAATCTATATCCTTTCCAAGAAGATTTACTAACTGAGTTTAATTCCAATAGATATAATATTGTACTTAAATCTAGGCAGTTAGGTATATCGACATTATCTGCAGGATATTCTTTATGGAAGATGATATTTCAATCAGACTACAATGTTCTAGTAATTGCAACAAAACAAGATGTTGCAAAAAACTTAGTTACTAAAGTAAGAGTAATGCATGATAACTTACCTAGTTGGCTAAAGGGTAAGACTATGGAAGACAATAAACTTTCATTAAGATTTAAAAATGGTTCACAAATTAAAGCTATATCGTCAAAAGGTGACGCCGGTAGATCTGAGGCACTATCATTATTGGTAATTGATGAGGCAGCATTCGTCGATCGAATTGATGAGATATGGACTGCAGCACAACAAACCTTAGCAACAGGTGGAGGTGCAATTATGTTATCAACGCCGAACGGCACAGGTAACTTGTTTCATAAGACTTGGTGTCAAGCAGAAGCCGGAGGGCAATTTGCCCCAACCAAATTGCATTGGTCAGTCCACCCCGAACGAGATCAAGGATGGCGAGATCTACAAACAGAATTATTAGGTGAAAAGAGTGCAGCCCAAGAATGTGATTGCGACTTTATTACCTCTGGACATACTGTCGTAGATGGTCCTATTATACAATGGTATGAACAAACATATGTAGAGCCGCCAAAAGAAAAACGAGGATTTGATTCTAATTATTGGATCTGGGAATATCCAAATTATGCCAATTCATATGTAGTTGTAGCTGACGTTGCGCGGGGCGACGGGGCCGATTATTCCGCGTTCCATGTATTAGATATTAAAACTATGCAGCAAGTTGCAGAATACAAAGGCAAGATAGGAACTACGGAATACGGCAATATGTTGATATCAGTTGCAACAGAGTGGAATAATGCATTACTAGTAATTGAGAATGCAAATATAGGATGGGCAGTAATACAGATTGCAATTGATAAAGGGTATGAAAATTTATATTATTCGTACAAACAAGATGCATATGTCGACGAAGAAGTGCATTTAAGAAAGGGATATGATTTAAAGAATAAGGGACAAAAGGTCCCGGGATTTTCAACAACATCAAAGACACGGCCTTTGATAATTTCTAAATTAGAAACATATTTTAGAGAAAAATCTCCAATTGTAAAGTCAAAACGATTGATAGATGAATTATATGTCTTTATATGGAATGGGTCTAGAGCAGAAGCACAGAGAGGCTATAATGATGACTTAGTAATGGCCTTCGGTATTGGGTTATGGGTACGAGATACGGCATTACGACTTCATCAACAAGGAATTGATTTATCTAGAAAGACTATGAGTCATTACGGAAAATCACAAGGAATGTATACAGGCGGCGCAGATAGGCCGAAAGAATGGGAATGGAAGTCAGGTGACCCAGACAATGAAGATTTAACCTGGCTTTTGAAGTAACAAGATATTTATATAAAAGTAGAAAATTATGGCAGACAAATCATTAAGAGCACGATTAGGTAGATTATTTGCAACAAATGTTGTAGTTCGTAGAATTGCAAAGAATCGACTAAAAGCTGTCGATACAAATCGATTACAGTCATCGGGAAATTTGAGCAACAAGCGGTATGTTGATCGTTTCTCCGGAGTACATAGAGGCATGCCTGGGTATGGGTCATATAATCAAAGTCAGACATTTCATACATCTAAAATAGAATTATTCACCGACTATGAGGCAATGGATATGGATCCGATATTATCATCGGCGTTGGATATATATGCTGATGAATCGACGGTTAAAGATGCCGACGGAGATACACTAACAATTACATCTCCAAATGACGAAGTAAGAAAAATATTAAGAAATTTATTTTATGACATATTAAATATAGATTACAATTTATGGCCATGGATAAGAAATGCATGTAAATATGGAGACTTTTATCTACATTTAGATATTGAAGAAGAAATTGGAATTATAAATGTAACTCCTATCTCAGCATACGAGATACGTCGTGATGAAGGATTTGACCCGGATAACCCATATGCACATAAATTTGTACTAGAAAATACGCATGGCGGTGGAAATAACCAATGGTCAGGGACAGCAACTGGAGGAACAAACCAAGAATTTGAACCATTCGAAATAGCCCACTTTAGATTATTATCAGATACAAACTTTTTACCGTACGGCAAATCAATGATCGAAGGGGCTCGTAAAGTTTATAAACAATTGACATTAATGGAAGATGCTATGTTAATCCATAGAATCATGAGAGCGCCTGAAAGAAGAATTTTCAAAATTGATGTTGGAAATATTCCACCTGCAGAAGTTGATAACCATATTCAACAGATCATTAATAAAATGAAAAAGGTTCCTTATATTGATGAAAAGACTGGCGATTATAATCTTAAATTTAATATGCAAAATATGATTGAAGATTTCTTCCTACCAGTTAGAGGCGGAGAATCAGGCACAGCAATTGAATCATTGCCAGGCCTATCATCTGATGGTCAAATAGAAGATATTGATTACCTTAAAAATAAATTGTTTGCGGCCTTAAAAATACCTAAAGCATTTTTAGGATATGATGAAGGGATTGATGGGAAGGCTACATTGGCAGCGGAGGATGTGAGATTTGCTAGGACAATTGAAAGGCTGCAAAAAATATTCTGTTCTGAACTTACAAAGATTGCAATTGTTCATTTATATTCACAAGGGTTTACAGATGAAGATTTAGTAGGATTTGAATTATCATTAACAAATCCATCATTAATTTATGAAAAGCAAAAAGTTGAGACGCTAAATGAAAAGATTGGATTAGCATCTTCTATGTTAGAGTCGACGTTATTCTCTCAACGATGGGTATATGAAAATATATTTGGACTAAGTGAAGAGGAATGGACGACAGAACAACAACAGGTAATAGAAGACCTAAAGCAATCATTTAGAAAAGAACAAATTAAAGGCGAAGGCAATGACCCTATCAAGACGAATCAGTCATTTGGTACGCCGCATGATATAGCATCAATGCATGTTGCTAATAATGATGGACTATTACCGGGACAGGAACAAGAACATGTAGCCGGCACAGGTAGACCTAGTGGGCCTATTAATGGAAAGTCGCATAATTCTACATTTGGCAGAGACCCATTGGCAATAAAATCCTTAGGACAAACATATAATACAGACAAGTCTCCGCTTCAGCATAAATACAAAGGCGGCTCTCCGCTAAGTACAGAGAATGTCGAAATAAACAACTTGATTGGATCGATGAAAGCATCGTTCAAATCTCCAAAAATACTTCAACAGACTCTCTTGAAAGAAGAGAAAGATGAAGATAATGGCACGATGTTAGATGAATCGCAATTATTAGGAGAATAATCTAATATGGAATACCGATACGCTAGCATATTTATTAAAAAATATTGAATATACAGGGCGCACTTTCATGAAACGAATAAAACATTCAAAGGTAAAAAACACCGGACTAGTATTTGAATTACTCGTACGACAAGTTGCATCGGATACAATGAATAATAAAAATTCTAAAGCATTAAGAATTATCAAAAAACATTATAATTCAAAATCAGAGCTCCAAAAGGAGTTAAAATTATATCAGACAGTAGCAGATGAAAAATTTATATCTGAATCTAAAGCTGAAAAATTTGTTGATGCGGTATTACATGCTAGAAAAGAAATTAATGAATCTCAATTAAGACGAGATAAATATAATTTAATTAAAGATTTAAAGGCTAATTATATAGTAGAAGATTTTTTTAAATCTAGAGTAAAAAATTATAAATTACATGCTTCAACATATAAATTATTTGAATATAATTCTGCAGATGACCCTAAAGAATATATATCAAGTAAATTTTCATTAATTGAACATGTTCAAACAACTCCGAAGAGAGCAGCAAGTGTACCGAGCCTTGCATCTGAACACCCGGACGTACGTATTTTAGCTAGTAAGTTAGTAGTTGATAAATTTAATGAAAAATATTCTAAACTAAGTAGATCTCAAAAGAAGATGTTGGCAGAATATATTAATAACGTTACTAACTCAGTAAAATTAAGAAAATATATTTTATCAGAAACAGCTAAATTACAAAATACAATTTCAACATTGAAAACTTCGGTTCCTAGTAAAGTAATTAAGATTAAATTAAATGAAGTTACAAATTTGTTAACAGAGTTAGGTAAAAAGCATATAATAGAAGATAAAGATGTATTAACAATGTTACGTTATTATGAATTAGTTAATGAACTTAAAAAAATAGGGAATAAATAATGGCAACACCAAATTATCATAATTATACAACAACAAGTGGGTCATCAAGACCTAGCGTTACTGAACACCCGATTGGATCATATCATTCTGCAAAGAAATTTTTAGGAGGTCTTCTCCATCTCTCCGGATCTGAAAGATATGCTGG